AACCTGTAATTATGCTAATTTAATTGATTTTATTGACTTAGTCAATCTTTTTAAGATTGTTCCTCATGTCTACTAATAGGTTTCCAGTATATCGATATTCACCTACATGGGTCAAATCATCACTTACATATAGATAGCATTTACCACCTATTTCTGTCCATCTTTTACAGAAACCAAAGTCTTCACCAAAATACCTTTTAGTTTCTGGTTCATGGTAAGTATCAAAGAAATTGTAATAATAAGGTTTAGTAGATTGTACACCATTTATAATAGTCGGTTGGTTTATCTCTAGATCAGGGTAAGCATCTATCATTTTTTTAAATACTTGTTTTTTAATCAACATACATCCAGTTGGGGCATGAGACACTTCCATAACACCTTTATCAATAGAAATCTCTGTTTGGTTTTCTATTTTAATTGGCCAAGTATAGCCCATCTTAGATATAGTATCTGCATCCATATCTTTGTTTTTAATTCTTTTATGTATTTTATCCCAATCGATTGCTTTTAATGGATAAGGTGCAGCAATGACTTCTTTGTCTGCTTCAATCATTTTAAAAATAGTTTCAGGTTTAAATTCAATATCAGAGTCAATAAATAAAAAATGACTATACTCATCTTCTGCTTCTAAAAAATTAGAAACACATAAATTTCTTCCTTGTGTTACTAAAGAAGATTTTAATAAAGCAAAACTAACCTTAATACCTTTTTGAGCACAGGCTAATTGAAAAGTTAATAAAGACTGAGTATAATGAATAGAACATTCACTATGCACAGGAGTTGCTACAAAAATACATATTGGATTTTTTTGTAGTCTAGTTGCTTCTTCTAAATTTACTGTAATTACTTTATTTTCTTCTTCATTCTCAACCCATATAGGTTTACTTGGATCTTGCATCAATAGCTCCTTTTAAAAATATAGTCCAAGCATTAGCTTGTTTTCTCCAACTATAATATTGATTAGTATATTCAATTTGCATTTTTAAATGTTCTTGTACACCAAGATCATATAATCTTTCAGCGGAAGCCTCTATTGCATAAGCAAAGTTTTTAGCTAAATTAGTGTATGATTTTTGATAAGGTATATAAGTAGAAAACTCAGCACAGGTTTCATACAAAGCTCCATAATCTGTAGTAATTATATAAAGACCTGCAGCCATTGCTTCTACTGCTGATATACAAAAAGTTTCTTCCCATATATTAGGATAAGCAAATATATCATATTCATGTAAATGTTCTTTTATATATTCATTTGGTTTATAGCCAATATAGTTGACATTAGGTAATTGTTTAGCTTGATCAAATAATCCTTGATAAAGACTATTAGATTGATCATAAAAACTTTTACCATAAACTTCTGTAGAAGAATAAACATCTAATTCGATGTTAGGATTTTTAATATACTGCATTGCAGCTAACATAACATTTAAACCTCTCCAAGGAGTCGGGTGAAATATTAATTTAATTTTATCTTTCTTTTTATTTAAGTCTCTAGGTTTAATATTATCTACACCATTTTTTATAACCAAACATTTCTCAGTTGGTATATCAAAAAAATACCTAAATTTTTCATAATTCCAATGGCTATTAAATACATACCAGTCATATTTTTTATGGTTATCTTTGTCCTTAAACCACGGCGCTAGATTTGGTTGGTCGTATGAATTTTTTTGCCAAAGAATATTTATTTTATCTTTAGCTAATGGTATTTTTTCTGGAACAGAAGTTGTAATTTGTACTTGATCTAGAAGTTTGTTATCAACATACTTTCTTAGATATTCAAATTGAAGTTCTGTGCCACCCCTAGGATTTTGGTTTGTCATTATTTTGATTCATTACTTTCTGTAAAACGTTCAGTCCTTTCGGTGATACTTCAACTCTAATATCTTGTGCAATATGTTCTGCAGTTGTTTCAGTATTAGGGTTAGCAATATCCGCCTCTTTCTCCGCTTCGTCTTTATAGATTTTATTAGTTTTAACGTTTCTTAATATGACTGTAGTTGTACAATCAATTTTTAATAAATCTTCGTGTGCCATTATCCATTCTCCTGTGATCTGTCTATTAAAGCATAACTTATAACACCTTTTACAGTATTTGCAACCTCTGTTTGGGCTTTTATACTATCTCCTGCTTCTAAATTTAAAACTTGACCTGCAGCCTGTTCTGTTGCGTCTGCAGTTAAATCTTTGTGGAAAAATTCATAATCCGTAGATGCAGAAGAATCATGTAAATACATCTCAGTTAAATTATTACTATTATGTTCATTTGTAACATTAATGCTTTTTACAATTGCCACAGAACTAGTGTTAATAGTTAATACTGTAGTTAAATTAGTAGTGTTTAAAATAAACCCTTGATTTTTATATTGTATTGTCATTAGGATATAAACCAGTTGTATGTATCTTGTTCTTCTTTCAAATCTTTTTGAAATGAAAAATTTAGTTCGTTTTTAATAGTATCGACTGATTGTAATATTTGTCTTTGATTTTCAACATCATATTCTTGTTTTGGTTCAGGTATGTATGCAGTTATTTTAGCCATTATCTTCTTCCATCTGGTCTCACATCTACTCTCAAAGTTCCATAACGCCAAGTTTCACCTATAGCATCATTTTCTATTTTAATTGCAAGAAGTCTTCCTCTTGCTCTAGTGTCTACCTTATCAGTAGAAGATGTTATTGTAAAGGGTCCAAGAGGTGAACTAGTCGCAGTCCCACTTGGGTAATCATTTAATAATAAAGTCACTTTTGAATTACCGGTTAATATTTTAAAATCAGGTATAAATCGTCTCATAGACATAATAAATTCTCCATCACCTCTTAAATCTGCCATATTATTACTATTAGTAATGTCAAAATCTCCAGATTGAATATAAGCGTTTATAGAAGTAGTACCAGTGCTATTGACTTGATCAGTTCCTTTTTCATGTTCGTAATAAGTTGATGCACCATACTTATTAGTAATACCTTGTATTGGAAAATTTGGTAAAGCTGTTTTGTTGTATTGTGTAGCGTAAGGTAAATCAAAAACACTTTGATCTAAATAAGAAGTTCTTGCTAAAGAAGATGTTGTCCAACAAGTTTCTGCATAGTTATAAGTAACACATCTATTTATTTGTTCAGAACCTGAAGCAGGATAAAACCAATTAATTTCATTATATAAAGTATTGTGTTCACAATATACTAATTGACTAGAGTTATAATTTAAACCTAGATTATCTCCAGTTGTAGTAAATACAAAATCTTCTACTAAACATGGTATGGCTTTTACCGTACCATCATACATAAAGAATCCACCTTCACCAGACATCCAAAACACAATACCATTAGAATAACTTAATGCGTTTTGACCTATTAATCCACAGTTAGTACCTACTTGTCTAACTGAAAAAGTAAATGGTGGACCCACATATTGAATAACATATGCTGAAGTATCTGTTAGTACTAATGTATAATCTTTTCCTGATACTGCTCCAACAATTTCATTACCCTTATCAAGTCTAAAAGTTCCTGCAGTATTCGTTGCTGTTGGTTGATAAGTATTATAATCTTCTTGATTTGAAAATCTTATAAACATTGGATCTTGAGTTGTATTATCTCCAATTGTTGTTTCAGTTCCAAAATGAAATAAATGTCTATCTCTATCGGACACTTGAGTTAAAAGTGTTTTAGTAGGAGCACCAGACATAAGAGTTGCTCTGTTAGCTCTAGGAGATGCAGCTCCTGCATTCCAAGTAAATGTTTCACCATTGTGAATAGTTGCAATTAATATTTGACCAAAATTATCTAGACTCCAGATGCCTGGATCCAGAGTTACATTGCTAGTTGAACTTTCCGTACCCCAAGTACTTGAGCCCCAGGTATCTGTACCCCAACCAAAACCTACGGTTTGAAAAGTTGGACCTACCACTACATATGGATCAATTTGTGCTGAACCTGTTGCTGAAGTAGTGCCTGCTGAAGTAGAAGGCATAACAATCTCAAATGTATTTGCAGTTTTATTTAATACTTCAAAAGTATTATTTTCAAAATCTGATGTTGCATAACCAGAACCTGTTGGCACAGTGACAGAAGAAAAAGTTATATATCTTCCATCTAATAAACCATGAGATGTTTTATTAACTGTAATGGTTGCAGAACCTGTTGTTGCATCAAAGGTTGCTCCAGTAATAACATCATTATCTATGGGTGTAATGTCATAAAATTCACCCGCATAATATAAAAACAAACCTTGAGATGTACCGATCGCTACATATTTTTCACCAGCAATAGATGTAAAATCATGCTGTGCACGTGCTACACCTGGTAAGGTATTATTAGAATTAGTTAATTGAGACCAACCTCCTATTTTTTCAGGAAGTCCGTATCTAAATCTAACAAAATCACCATCTACCCATTGAGACTCAGCTCCGGAATCAGTGACCATTTTGTTAAAACCAGCCTTGAAATTTAATTTTTGTAGCATATTTTTATTCTACTTTAGTAGGGTATTTAATTCAAGGATTATATAAATGTTGCTACAAGAACCAATCTGACACCTAATTTAGGGAATTCTTGATAATGTGGTAAATTACCAAAGCAAATACCTTTACCTAATTTAGGAGTAATTTGTTTAACTATTTTTTTATTATCACAAATAATGGTTTTTGCAGGAGATTCATTTAAATAAATAATAATTTGTTTGTGATCATATCCATGATCTTGATGAGGTTCACAATTGTCAAAGCCACAATTGAAAGTCATGTTGTATGCTATTCTAGTAAAAAAATAAGGTTTCTCTTTAATACTATCACAAAAATTTTTAAGTATATCTATTGTTTCGTTATATGTTTCTATATCTGTATTAATTGATTTTTTATGGTCTTCGGAATGTTCTAACCTTTGTAAAACTATATGAGACATAAAATAATCTCTTTGGTTTTTACTAACTGAATTTGATTGAAAAAAGAATGGGAAATTATCATTTAATAATTTATTTTCTAGAAACATTTTGTTTCTATCTGTTAAGAAATTTTTGTTTTCTTTAAAAAATATTTTCATTTAATAATTAAAAGAATAAGATATTCTTTCTTCGTTTTTATTTAAATTAGGCATAACGGTATGCAATAAATAACTAGGGAATAAATATAATAAACCTTCAACTGCTGGTAACCACCAAGTTTGAGATGTATAATGATTATTCTTTCCTCCTAATTCTGCTTGCTGTACTTCACGAAATGAAGGAGAATAAAAAGTAATATCTCCACAATCTTTTGGAGTCTTAACATAATACACACCTGAAATCTTTGCACCTGGATGACTATGTATCTCGTTATAGTCTTTGTAATAATTAATATTACACCATATATTATCTAAAGAAGTATTACTATAACCTAATTCTTTAGCATACTTATTAACATGGGTGTTAATATTTTTAATAAGTGTTTTTAGTATTTTTGAATCAACATTATATTTTCCATGAGTGGTTAAATCTTTTGAATGAAAACCACCTTTATTAGAGTTTGTAACAGCTTCGCCTTTACTATACTTTTGTAAATCATGTGAATATTTTATTAATTGATTATTATCAATTTTTAATTCTACCCGATATATACCTATTTTAAATATATCATAAATCATTTTACTTCAGGTAATTAAAATTAATAACTATTCTATATTTGTAATCAGTACAGGTAGTACCTCTATGTTCAGTATCTGAATCAAATTCAACAAATCTATTACCTTTACTTTTAACTTTTTTCTTTGGTTTTTTAAACTCGGTATATCCATTACAGGTATTTATATAAAATATTCCTGTAGTGCATTGTTCTTGAAAATCGGTATGCCAAAGGTGGGTAATTATTTTAGAAGTTCTTGTTTGTAAGTTAGCTTTAATTCTTAATAGTTTTTTTGGTTTAATCTTACAAAGAATAGGAGCTAATAAACTAAAAAACGGAGAATTAATTTTTCCATTATGGAACAGATGGCAAAATTGAAATTTATCTTTTTCATCTTCATCAACAACACCATTTAATAAAAACCAAGCAAAAGTATCTTTATTAGAAACAGTATTAGCTATTGATTCAAAATCAAATTTATCTAAAAAATTATCATAAACTATCATAAATAATTAAACCATCCAGTAATGATGTATTTTGTTTCTTTAGAAGGAGCGCCTCTATGTTTATGAGTAAAATCAGCTGGCCATATGATAGTAGATCCTTGTGCAGGTTTAGTTTTAAAATTTTGAAATTTCCATTCTGTTTCTCCCCCAGTTTTTACATCATTTAGATAAGTCATAAAAACTAGTAGTCTTCTTAGATAAACATCGCCTTCTCCTCTTTCACAATGCCAATTACCATAAACTTGACCAGGATTATATTTTTGTATTTTAATGTTGTCGCCTATTTGCCAGTATCCATCAACATCATCTAAATCAAATTTTGTTTTATAATCTTTAATACATTTATCTAACTCAAATAAGTACTCCATCATTAAAGGCTCATTTAAAGTCCTAAATATTTGAAACATATCTACCTGTTTCTTTTTCAAGTGTTCTACATCTTTACTGTTTTCGAAATGTTCAATAATTCTTTTACATAAAGAAGTATCTATTTTGTATGTTTGTATAAAGTTCATTTTATCCTCCTAAACATTATATTTAAACTAAATCTTGCATTTTCATTTACTGGAGGTCCTCCCTTATGTGTAAGACCACTTGAGAATACTTTAGCTTCTCCAGCTACATCTTGATAAAATTTATCTTCAATATAGATACCTCCACCATTGTTATGTATAGAGTATAATATTGAAAACATATTTTGATCTTCAGTTTCATCATCTTTATGCCAAGCAGTTTCTGAATTTTTAAAATACATATTCCAAAATATTCTAAATATAGAAGCTTCTTTTATATTTAACTCATTTACAACTCTATCAAAAACAATTTCAGCATATAAATTTAAAGGGGTATCTAATTTTACACCCTCTTTTTCATTATAGGTAGTATTACTAAAACCTCTATTTTTTTCTCTAAAAGCTTCTTTAATTCTGCCTTGAGGTAATTCATCAGTAGCAATAAAGTAAGGAATTTGACCAAGATAATTTAAAATTTTTTGATTTGTTCCTGAACTAAATATGTTTTTAACTTTTTTAATCATTTTACTCTATGTTGAAAAGGTGAGTTTGCTTTGGCTTCGCTATTAAAAACTAATACAGATTTTCTTTTTTTAGAAGGATTTGGTGGTGATCTATGCCATACATAAGCAGGCATTGCTAATATATCACCTTCTTTAACTTTCATTTTAGTAACTTTATTTTTAATCGGATCATAAATTTCAGTTTCGCTTTCTTTAGGAAGTTCTACATATAATATATTAGACATATGAGTTTCAGGATGAATGTGCCATTCATGATATTTCTTATTTTGATATTGTTGAAACCATACATTATCAATTTTAAACTCTCCGTATGATAACTCTTCAGTTATTTGCTTATAAACAGGTACTGTAATTTCTAAAAAGTAATCCATGTAATTTCTTTTAACCTCTCCTGGAACCCTCCAATCTGTTTTGGATATGTCTTGAGAATCTATATCTAAAGGATATCCTTCTGCTTTGTCAAAAAAATCTAATAAAATAGATTTATGTTTCCTAAAATTAGGAATAGTTCCAATAGCATAATACATTGTAACAGGGTTTATCTTAATCATTTTAAATTAAATGCTATTGTAATTCTTTCTTCATTGTTAAAATTAGGAGTAACATAATGTTGTGCCCAAGGTGGAAATAAAAACAAATAATTTTCTTTAACTTCAAATACAAATTCTTCTGAATTGTAACAGTTAGTTACATCCCTAACCTCATGAGGTATATAAGACTCAATACTTTGAAGACTTCTAAAATTTATATTTCCACAATCTCTAGGTGTTTTTACATAAAAAACTCCAGAAACATAACTCCAAGGGTGAGTATGCATTTTATTAAAATCTTTAAAATAATTTATATTACCCCACATATTAGATATTTTAACTTTATTTTTTATTCCTAAAATTTTAGATGCGTACGCATTTCCATGATTTTCAATATCTTGAACTAAAGGTTTAAACTCTTTAATTTTTTTAAAAGCAATATTTGGTGTTTGATAACCTCCGATATTACTTTTAGTTTCTGATGGATATTTACTTTCAATATCTTTTATTACAGCTCTTATTTTATTTAAATCTTGATCAAGTAAAATTTTATTTATTGGAGTTGTAAATATATCATGTATTTCATTCATAGGTTTACGTACCAGTTAAAGTTTAATTTTTTATGTATTTCCTTTATATCAATCGTTTCTAATTTATTATTATATAAATATTCTAATAATTCTTCTGCATCAATTATAATCCATTGGTTTTCTGCTTCAAAAGCAAATTTATCTGCTTGAGTTTTAAATGAAAAAACTCTTATTAAACCTTCTTCATATCGTACCATTGACCTTACATCAAATTTTAATAATTGATTAGTCCTTGATTTAAATATACCTTGAACATTCCAAAACTCTTCTTCCTTTTGTTTTTCAGATGCATAGGTCATATGATCTAAATGTTTACTAAACCTACCTATTAAATTTATCACGTGGTACTCCTACATGAGGTCTCCCATCATAAATATTTTTTAAAGATCCCTTAGTTTTTGTATTAGTATAATGTAAAAATACTTGTGCGCAGTGCGCTCCACTAAATGGATCTCTCCAATGTTCTAATATATTACCTCTATAAATTAACATATCTCCAACATCTAAATCTATTTTTTTTCCTGGTTTATTTTTCTTACCAGAAGGCTCTAAAAATATAGGCCACTTATCTCCTCCTAAAAATAAGGTAGTTGATATTTCACAACTAAATCTATCTTTATGTCGTTCTAATTCATCACCTGTTTTATAAAATCTTGCATAACTATAATTAGGGTATAAACTTAATCCAGTTGTTTCTTGCATTAAATCTTGTAATTTTAAAAGTAATGTATCAAAAGCGATATCTCCATAAATTGAAAATGTATTATTTATTTGCTCATCATTGTAAGTACCAAACATAGTTTCATCTTTATTAATCATTCCTGATTGGAAATATGTATCGGTTACTATTCTTCTTATTGTAAAATAATTATATAAAAAAGCAGCTAATTCTTTTGTTATTGCTTTTTTAACAACAGTATAATTTTCTTTTTCAAAACTCATTCAAACGGCTTTCCTAAATTCCACATCACTAAAGAAGTTCTTTTTCCTTTTGTCACAGGTGTTACTCTATGCCATATAAAAGAAGGAAATACAATAATAGATCCTTTAGGTAGTATTTCTTTACATTTAATTAATTTCTTTTTTAATTTTGGATTTTGAGGTTGGTAAAATTCTAACTCTCCACCACTATATTCTTTAGGGTCAGTTAGATTACAGGTTACAGATAATTTTCTTACCTTTCCTGCTAAAGTACCTCTATTTGGTTCATAAGCATAAGGCCAACTATCTTGATGCCAATCATAATGTTGTCCTTTTCTATAAATTGTATATTGAGCAGGTTCAGTCCAATGCCACTCAAAATTCCAACCTGCTTTTTCATTAGCTTCTTGAACATAAGGATGTACGGCATCATACAACCATTGTTGGTCTATCCATGCTACATTAGAATCTCTTAGTTTTTCAAAATGGGTTGTATCTTTAGTGGTCGGTTTTTTACCCGATTTAATCATTGCTTCTTCGCTACCTATAGAACCTTTTTGTTCGTTAAAGGCTCTTGCTATATCTCTTACACGATTAATAAAATCGTCTTTTAAAACACCTGTAAAATAATAATAGATATAATTTAAATTCATTAAAACTTTTTATAATGAACTACTAGATAAATTAAGTCCTTATCTCCTCTATTTTTATGTATAAAAAAATCTAAACTACTGTTGAAAACAATAAAATGATGTTTTTGTAATGGATGATGCCACAAAAGTCCTTTATCAATATTATCATCATATTCTAAGGTTGCTATTCCCTCTCCTTGTAACACTAAAACACTAGTGTATTGAGGAGATCTATGAGTATGGTTAGGATTAACATGATTTCTTTTGTAAGAATTTTCTCCTGGTTTTAAAATTTGTCCATACCAATCTTCAGCTGTTAAAGTAAACATATTAAATGCTTTATATTTATCTCTAATATAATCATGGTACCAAAGAATATTTTGATCTAATGGAATTCTAATATCGTTAAATAAATTAGTTAAATCTTTTAACTTTGTAATATCACTATTTTCTATAATTAGATTTTTTATTTTATCTAAATCAATCGTTTGATAACTATTGATCTCTCCCCAACATATTTCTTGTTGTGTTAAAATGTGTTTCTTCATAATTTCTATATACTTTTTATAGTAGTATATATTTTTTTAAAAAAAAGTCTAGTCTATGTAATAGGATTCCAAGTAGAATTATTAGGGTTCCAGTAATCTACAAAATTTCCAGTAGCTATATTAGTTCTAACCCATCTAATATTAGTTTCATCCCAAACTATTCCTTTTTCAGGGTCGTCACTTGTAGGCTCTGCTACAGGTGGTATCCATTTTGCGTTAACTACATCTTTTACCCATGATGGATGAATTCTAGGTGGGAAAAACATATCATTAATTTCATCATATGTTCCACCAATAGTTGCCATGTTTCCTCTAAATGGAGTTCCACCTAAAGCGTGTTGATTATTAAGCGTATTAAAAGAATATTGTTTCCATTTAGAATAACCTGTAATTGCTGCTTGATGAGCAATACCTGTTGCTTCGTCTTCAACTCCATCTTTTAAACAATCTTGGTCATTAACATGTTCAACATTAATAACTACATTATTTTCATCTAGTTTTGCAAAGTGTGCCATAATTACGCTTTCTGGTATCTAATTACAACGATACCTGATCCTCCTGCTTGTCCGTTTCCTGATCCCCAGTTAGAGCCACCAGCTCCACCGCCTCCACCACCAGTATTAGTAGCACCAGCGTTAAGACCTTGTAAAAAACCATTTCCACCACCGCCTTGTCCACCTGTTCCTCCAGGTGCTGGTGGGTTAGTTCGTGGTTCTCCACCACCTCCACCGCCACCGCAGTAGTATCCTCCTTGACCTGAAGATGAACCTGTTGCAAATGCTGGAGCTGGTCCTCCTACTCCACCATCTTGAATTGTTGTCGATGAGCCTTGGTCAGGAGCAGCAGATCCACCGCCACCTCCACCAGAACAGGTATAAGAAGTTCCTAATCTTACTCCACCATCATCACCGCCTGGGAAACCTTGTCCTGGAATTCCAGTTCCTCCTCTACCTAAGAAGCCTCCGCCACCACCGCCAGATCCTCCTGGGATTCCATCTCTAGGGACAGGGCCTTCACATCCACCACCGCCACCACCTGATGACGTATAACCCATAGCAGAAGATGATCCACCTGCTCCACCTTTTTGTCGGTCTGAAGTTCCACTTCCACCACCGCCAATTGAAATTGGATAACCAGTTACTGAAACTGGAATAGCGTTAATTTGTCTATAACCACCAGCTCCACCTCCGCCAGCTCCGTCATATGCGCCACGGCCACCGCCGCCGCCTCCACCAGCAGCTACAACAATGTCAACATTGTTTTGAGCAGGTGTTCCTAATTGTGTTACTGTAAATGTGCCTGGGCCTGTAAATTTATGATATTTGTATCCACCAGTGACAGGATATTCAGTTCCACCAGTAGCAGTAATATATGCTATGTTTTGTGTACCTCTAAAATTTCCCATATTGATTTGTCCAGAAGATGGAACCGATCCAAAAGGACCTGAAGTTCCTGGAGGAACATTAGCTCCACCAGCATAATATTCAGAAATAGATATTGGAGGAGAACCTCCAAATTCAGTTTGTAAACTTGACAATCCAACGTTTGTATTAGGGACCGACATTTATTTTTTCTCCTTAATTAAATTTTCTACTTTATCAGATAATACTTTAACTGCTTCAATTAGTAAACATGTAAGTCTATCATATTTTACAGCTTTAATACCATCTTTTCTTTGAGCAACAGCTTCAGGTAAAACTTTTTCTACTTCTTGAGCAATTACTCCGACATCTTTTTTTCTAACAAAATAGCCATCTTCACCACCTTGTTTTTTAATCCATTCATCTTTCCAATTAAATAATACCCCATTTAATTTTTTCAATGCTTCTAGTGGATCAGGAATATTTGTAATATCTTCTTTTAACATAGCATCTGAAGAATAAAAAGCTGTTATATCATCAGTAGCACGTATTTGTCCAGTGGTTCCTGAAGGAGCAGTTCCTACGCCTATTGAATCTGCTTGTACATCATTGTCTGCCGTTAATGTTCCAGTAATTTCTATATTTCCTGTAGTATTTATATCACCTGTAGTATTTATATCACCTGTGATAATAATATTCCCTGTTCCTGTAATATCGTTTGAATTAAGATCTAAATCACCACTTAACTGCGGAGAAATATCTGAAGAAACTTCTGTAAAAGCTGCATCTACAACATTTGTTCCATCAGAATAAATCATCTTTTTACCTTTATCAGTTGTAGCCCAGGTGACCCCTGTTCCAGAACTTGTTTTAAAAGTAACTGTAAATGCACCGATAGTTGCATTTTCAACTATATAGGCTTTTTCAATTCCATCTGGAATAACTACATTTACATTTGATGTAATAACTCCTGTTAATTTTATAATTTGATTTTTACCATTAGATAAAGCTCCATTTGAAAATACTAAAGTAGCACCAGTCGTTGCATTTAATCCAACCCCTGCATATCCACCTATAGCTTGTTCAAGGATCAATAAATTTGTGTTTGTAATCTGTCCCCAAGTTCCTGAATTTTCACCAGTTGCCTGAACCGTTAATTTTAAACTTGCTGATGTAGTATTTGCCATATATTAGATTCCTTAAATTATATCATAATATTTCATTTATGCAGCAGTGTCAACTTCCGTCCACGGTTGGATTGTTCCTGTATTTACTTCACTCCACATCACATTTTTAACACTTCCTTGAGCCATTGTCATTTCAATTCCTGTTAATATAGCTAATGAATCTGGTGCTGTTGCAGTTCCTTCCTGCATAGTTAAACCAAAACCAGTTAAATCTACTAAAGTATCAGCGTCTAAAACAGCTGTTCCAAGATTTGCTGTAAAGCCTATTCCTGTTACAGAAACATTTGCATCTCCAATAACTGTCGGAGCATTTTCCTGTATAGTCATTGCTTGACCGGTTACTGCAACATCCACATCAGCAAAAGCAAAAACAGTTCCTTCAGCTATTGATAATGATTCTCCTGTTACATCCGTATTAGCATCTGCTATTACAGTTAAACTTCCTATTCCTGCTGTTAATAATTCACCTGTTACATCTATATCAGCTCCTGCAGTAACTGTTCCAAGACCTAGTGCTGCAGACATTCCAATTCCAGTAACAGATGCATCAGGCGAAGGATCCACTATTCCTTCTTCTGCAGTCATTCCTATGCCTGTTACATCCGTATTAGCATCTGCTGTTACAGTTAAACTTCCTATTCCTGCTGTTAATAATTCACCAGTAACAGCTATATCTGCACCTGCGGTAACAGTTCCAAGTCCTAGTGCGGCAGACATACCAATGCCTGTAACGGAAGCATCAGGAGAAGGATCAACTATTCCTTCTTCTGCAGTCATTGCTTCACCAGAAACCGTAGCAAATGTATTTGCGTCTAAGACAGCTGTACCATCTGCAATAGTCATTGCTTCACCAGTGATACTAACATCTGCATTAGCAGTAATTGCAACAGAACCTAAATTAGAAGTTAAAGCTTGACCAGTTAAAGTAAGATTAGCAGTACCTGTAATTGCAACATCACCTAATGACATAGGTAAAGGGAATGTTCCGACGATACCACCGACAGTAGTAAATACGTCAACAGGAATATTAAATGTAGCCGGACTTAATGTAGCAAAAGGTGCTTCACCAAAAGCTGTTAATGTATCGTTTGTAGGATTATTAGCATTAGCAGTTAATTCAAAACCTGTTACATCAACTTGTTGTCCTATCGCTGCTTCTGTGGTAGTTCCAAGACTACTAGATAATGCATTTCCTGTTACATCAACTTCTACCTTAGATCCTCCTAAAGCTTGACCAGTTGTCATAGCTAAAGGTGTTCCTGTTATAGAAACATCTACATCTATAGTAACAATACCTGAATTTTCCTGTGCTGTTAGTTCAATACCTAATGGATATGCAACTACATCAGCGTTATCTGCACCAAAAGGTGCCTCTGAATATGCGGTGACTCCTAGGGCCATAGATTAGGCTCCTTTTTTGAGTTCTTCTATTTCTTTTTTAAGTTCTTTTACGGATTCAATTAATACTGCACAAAGTCTTTCATATCGAACTGCTTTAGATCCATCTTCCCTTGTTGCTACAAGTTCAGGTAAAACTGCTTCTACGTCTTGTGCAATTACCCCAACTTCTTTTTCATCAACTAAATGTTTATTTTTTTCTAAAGCTTCTTTTGTCCAGTTATAGTAAACACCATTTAATTTAGAAACTTTATCTAAAGAGTTATCAATGTTTACAATATTTTGTTTTAAATTTTTATCAGATGTATAAAATGCAGTAACATCTCCTGTTGCTGTAATAGCACCAGTCACTGCTAAAGTAGATCCATCAAATGTCATATTTGCTTCTGCATTCATCGCATCTGTGCCAGTTGCAGTAAGAACTCTGTTGTTAGAGCCATTAGTCATGAAGTCAGAAACATCAACAGAAATAGCGTCAGCTGCTACATCAATACCTGTACCAGCACCAACTGATAGTGATCCAGATGTTGTAACAGACCCAGTTAAACCATTTCCTCCAGTAACTGAAGTTACAGTTCCTGTGTTTGTAGTAAATCCACTGTCATTATTAAACCCTGAAATATTAATATTTGCTTTTGTTAATTTCTTTTGAGCATTTGCTGAATCAACTACAACAAAAAAATCTCCATCTCCATCTGAAGTAGAAGTTGCAAGTTCTGATAAGTCTACGTTAACTGCATCTGCAGTTACATCAATTAAAGTTCCTGCTCCAACTGCTAGTGATCCAGAAGTTGTAACTGATCCTGTTAATCCATCTCCACCTGATACAGAAGTAACTGTACCTGTGTTTGTAGTAAATCCAGAATTGTTATTAAATCCTGAGATATTAATATTTGCTTTAGTTAATTTTTTCTCAGCACCAACAGAATCTACAACTACAAAGAAGTCTCCATCACCATCTGCTGTAGAAGTTGTTAATAAGTTTAAATCTATTCTAGCAATAGGAACTGTACCACTTGCTAAATCTGATGCGTCTAAGTTTGTTAGGTTTGCACCACTGATCGCAGGTAATGTCGCTGGAAATCTTGCATCCGGCACCGTACCTGAAGCTAAATCTGATGCGTCTAAATTTGTTAAATTAGCACCACTGATAGCTGGAAGTGTTGCTGGAAACCTTGCATCAGGAACAGTTCCTGAAGATAAATTTGAAGCATTTAAAGAAGATCCATCAATGAATCCACTATCATTATTAAATCCTGATATATTAATATTACCTTTAGTTAATTTCTTTTGAGCATTTGCTGAATCAATTACAGCGAAAAAATCACCGTCTGCATCAGATGTTGAAGTAGTTAATTCTGATAAATCTACATCAATAGCATCTGCTGTGACATCAATAAGAGCACCTGCTCCAACGTTTAATGTAACATCACCTGATGATCCACCACCTGTTAAACCACTTCCTGCTGTAACACCTGTAATATCTCCAGTAGTTGGAGTTTGATATTCTAAAGCAGTTCCAGCTCCATTAACTGCAAGAACTTGGTTTGCACTTCCGATTGTAGTTAATCCAGTACCACCTTTTGTTGTAGGAACTGTAGGTAATCTATCTGATGCTAAAGTTCCTGAAGAAATGTTAGTTGCATTTAAAGATGTTAAATTAGCTCCACTAGCTGTAGGCAGTGTTGCTGGAAATCTTGCGTCTGGGACTGTACCAGAAGATAAATTATCTGCATTTAAAGAAGATCCATCAATGAATCCACTGTCATTATTAAATCCTGAAATATTAATATTACCTTTAGTTAATTTCTTTTGAGCATTAGCAGCATCTACTACTGCAAAAAAATCTCCGTCTGCATCAGACGTTGAAGTTGCAAGTTCAGATAAATCTACATCTATTGTTGGTGTTGCTCCTTCACCGCTATTGTTTTGTAAATCAATTAAAGTTCCAGCAGTTAAATTTTGTACATAATCTCCTGTTGTATTAGTTCCTAAAGCAGCAGTATTTAAAGTTGCAAGAGATCCTAATCCTAAAGTAGTTCTTTGTGCTGCAGCATCCGCATCATCTAGTAAAGCTTTACCTGCAGTTGTTAAATCAAAAGTTCCTGCAGTACCAACACCTGTAAATTGAATACCTTTATCTGCTGCTGAAGTTAATCCTCCAATTGCAGCCAGTTCTGCATCGAGTCTTGCATTAGCTACTGTTCCTGTTGCTAAATTAGATGCATTTAAATTTGTTAGTGCTGAACCATTTGCTGCTGGTAATGTAGCAGGAAACCTTGCATCAGGTACTGTACCTGAAGCTAAATCAGACGCATCTAAGTTTGTTAAGTTAGCTCCACTAATTGCTGGCAAAGTTGCAGGAAACCTTGCGTCCGGCACTGTGCCACTAGCTAAATCATCTGCATCTAAGTTTGTTAAATTAGCTCCGCTAATTGCAGGGAGTGTAGCAGGAAATCTTGCATCAGGTAAAGTTCCTGAAGCTAAATTATCTGCATTTAAATTTGTTAAGTTAGATCCATTGTTTGCAACAATGTTTCCACTCGCATCAAGGATAACTGATTTAGATGCCGGTAATGTACAAAATACATTTTTAGTTCCTGCAGCAAAATCTACTGCAGCATCACTATTTGATGATGATATAATTGTATCTCTTGATAAAGTACCTGCACCAACAGTTCCAAGCCCTACTTCAAATTCACCATCAGTAGTGTTTACAATTGCATAATACGTTGTATTCGTATTTCCAATTGCAGATGAAAATGTTTCAAATCCTGTGACTGCTCCTGCAAGAGTAAACGAACCTGTACCGGTAGTGGTAGAGGTTTCTTTAACTCTATCATTTACGACTAAAGCCATTTAGTTCTCCTTAACCAGATATTCTTAGTATAGCTGCTGCTGTAGTAAATGCTGGAAACTGTACTGTGAAAGTTCCTGATGTAGCTGTTTTATCTGCTCCAAAATCTAAAACTGCAACTGCTGCATTAGTAACTGCAGAAGATGTGTTGTAGATTAATGCACCTCTAGCTGTCAACGTTACACCTGTGAATGATAAATCTGCAAAGTCAACAATTGCAACACCTGATGCAATTGAAGTATTTTGACCTGTCAGAGCACCACCACCAGCTGCGTAAGTACCACTGTTAGCAACTTCATTAGAAGCTGTATAAGCAGTAGTCGCTGAGTTTAGAGTTGCTGAAGAAGTATAAAGAGCTAGCTTAAACTTATCACCACCAGAAGCAAAATTTTGATCTCCTTCTAGTAATTGTTTCTTAAACGCATTTGCGATCGCTTGTGTTATAGCCATAGTTTATCTCCTTATTTTTTTCCAACTCGAGGAACACCATTTTGGTATTCATCTTGTCTTCGTCTTCCCATTTGTTCAATTGAGAAGCCTTCTGCTACTTGTTTATACCTTCCTTCGTATAATTGCAAGAGATCATTTGGCCCCTTTAAAAAAGAAAATGCTTCAACTAAGCATGCATACAAAAGTCCGTTGGGAAAATACTTACTTAAGTATGTTGTTGTATTTGTACTCGATAAACCTGGGTCTTTCAAGATATAATTTAATTGAATTTCATAAGTAGCGTCTGGAGTTGGAGCTAAAACAATAGTGTCTTTATCCCAATAACCGAAATACTTAGGTACTCCTGTAGCTCCTGTTGGATTATATTCTGATATAAAACTAGTATCCCTATATTCTAAAAAATCTCTATTATCCGGTTGAGAACTGCCATCAGAGTCTACAATTTGAGCTGATCTTATAACCAATAAATCTGCTGGAGTATCTATATATCTTTGTGAGATAATTAAATTAGCTGTTGCATACCTTCTGTTATTATCAGAATCTACTTCTCTAAATATTCTCCATTCAGCGTTCTCAATAAAACCATTAACAATGGTATCTGTTAAAACATTTGAATCTGTTTCTGTATAATCTCTAATTTTTTGTACAAGTTCTGCGTATGTCATTATGGTGTTAAGGTTACTGGACCAGCGGTCACAGTTATACCCCCTCCGTTTTCTGTTCTTGTAGGTGTAGCACCTAATAAGAACGTATAATTATTTATATCTGTTACTGTTATACTAAATCCATTTGTGTTTTCAAATACAGAATAAGCAATTCCTCCAGGAGTTCCATCTACATTTCTAAATACAACAATGTCTCCAGTTGTTCTTCCATGATTTGTTTCATAAACAGAAACAGTTCCTGAGCCTGATGTTAAAGTAAAAGGATTTGATTGTAATAAATTTGGTGTTGCAGGTTCTACTCTTGCAGGTCTTGCTTTAGGTAAACCTTGTCCATCAGCAGTAAATCTTCTAGGTTCTAACTGTGGATGCTTAGGCTCGAACTCAGAATAATGGACAAAGGCTCCATTCCATTCTGTAACCATTTCTTTATATGGAAATGCTTGACCACTTCTATCTGATATTGCCTGTGCGTATTTTCCTCTAGATAAATTAGACATTTGGATAATAAGTTTTAGGGGTTATGAATGTACTTGAAGAAGAACCATCTTCAGCTAGAGCTCTTTGTAATTCATCTTCGTAAAGCATTTTTAATTCTTGGATCCTTTGAGGCGCTTTTTTAATTGCCAAATAATAAGCAAGGCCCGCGCACATACAAGGAACGAACCTATAAGGTACATCGGTTGCGTTTGTATAATTTCCAACATCTTGAATCCTTTTCACGTAGTAATAGTTAATTGTATTACCGGCTTCAGATGAGCCAGGAGTAAGATATAAAGTTATTGTAACTCTGTCTATAAATCTTTGTACAAAATATTGTACAGGTTGTCCTTCAGATGATTTATTTGAAAGAGCTTGATAAGCTGATCTATTAATTTTTGTAAGAGGTGTATCTATAGAAGATGCATTCCGATAAGAGCACTCCAATATATCATCAACGCCATATATGCTAGTGGCGTCAGAAGTACCATCACCTGTCGAACGATACATTGTATAAGTTGCTTGACCATCTACCAAAGTTATTGAGTTATTTGCAACTTCCCAATAATGCAAACCACGGTTTGCCCATTCTTGAAATAAAATGTTTAGAGATCGTCGCGCAGTTTTAATATCATAACCTGCATTTGGCTGCAAGCCAATTCTCTCATAAGCTTCATCTATGATTTCATCAATCTGAAAATTCTTATCAAAGATATATGTTCCGGAAGTAGTGTTAGCCATTTAAGCTCCTATTTATCTAATAGTATAGTAGCGGCTACATCTGCTCCAATTGCATTTACAGTCATAAATCCTTTAAACAAAATTCCATCTTCTGGAACATTAAAAGCAAATACATCCCCTGCTGGACAACTTACTTGAAATTGAGTTCCATCTGTATCTTGTAAGGTAATAGATTGAGCAGTAGAAGCATTTGTATTTTCTACAATAATACCTCTTAATCTTGTTCTTCCAGCGAATACAGAACCTGTTCCATCGACTCTGACTGATTTAACATCTGATTTCATATTTTAAACTCCTTAAATTTTTAAGAGCTCCCGAAGGAGCTCCATAATTTTTTAACTTGCTGTAATGTTAGTACCAGTAATGACTTGTTTCCAATCTGAACCATCAGAAAAAGCATACACAGGATTTCCTGTATATCCATTAGAAACATAAATCATAACACCTGCATTACCAACTGCGCTTAAAGTTTCACCAGCTCTTGTGCCAGATGCGATAGTAACAGTTGAAGTATTTGAACCAACAGTCCAAGCAACACTGCCACCTTGTTGTGTGTCATCTGTACCTGTGTGTGGGTTAACGTTTGCTCCACCAATAAACCCGTTAAGGGCTACTACTGGACCTTTAAATGTAGTGTTTGCCATAGTATGTTCTCCTAGTTGATTCCACATAGTCTCTAGGCCGTCGACTATACGCGTCTATGTAGAATATTAATTATGTATAGTGATTAATTTATATACTAAATTTAAAATTAGTGCAAGAAATCCCTACAGAAAAAACGTCGTTTTTAACGATATAGAGTCCTAATTAACCAGCGTAAAGATGAATTTCACCATCTCTAGGATTGGTGTGGATCTCTGCTTCTTGTTTTTTAATGATGGATCTAATAACTGTTTTAATCTCATCACCTAAAACAGACATTTCTGGTGTTATCTGTCCTTTGTTTTCAAGAAATAACTCGTTCCATCTAGACTCGAGTTTGAGTTTCTTGGCGAACAGTACCATGTTGTCCTGAGCCATTATAAACCTCCTCATAGGTTATATAAAAATCATTTACAGTGCTTGAATACTGTAAATCATTTTGTTCCCAAACTATATCAGATTTTCCTAGAAAGTCAATGATAGGTTTATGTAGCTCTTCAACGGTATTTATTTCTTTATCACTTTCTAATTCAAACTGTGTTTGAAGATATTTAGTAAAGATTTTAATTAGATATTTTTGTTTCATAAGTTTCTCTTTCTATCAAAAAAGAAGGGGCCCATCAAGGGCCCCTTCAAAATAATTAATACTCGAAAGTATTAAGCACCTTCAACACCGAAGATACCTCTAGGGTCAGATACACCAAATGAGTATCTTTCTCTAGCTTTGTATCTCATGTTACCAGTATCGAAGTCACCTTCCATCTTAGTAGAAATAGGTGATCTTTCGAAATACTTCATACCATTTGGCACGTCTGTAATGATGTAGAACGCATCAGTGTCTGTTAGGAAGTTGTTAACCACATAACCTTGTGGAATCATTCCCATAGAAC